CCTGAGGGAAGTCCCATGAGCCAGCCCGTCTACACATACCCCGACGCCTACCTGCAGCCCTTCTGCACCCGCGAGCGCGAGGACCGCGCCGTCGCCGAGGTCGCGCGGCTGGCGGCCGTGGCCGACGTCACCTTCAGCGACGACTGGACCGAGCAGCTGTCGGTCGTGCAGTGCTACGTGCTGGCCGCGCTGGAGAACCAGGCGCAGCCCGACGACCTGTTCGCCGCCAAGCTCAAGGCCTACCGCGCGCGGCTCGACACGCTGCTGCCGCAGGCCGTGGCAGCCGCCCGCGCCACTGCCGGCACCGTGTCCAGCGTCGGCATGATGTCCATCCCGCTGGAGCGCGCCTGATGACCCCGGCCGCGCTGCTGGCCGACATCCCGGCCGAACTGCTGACCCTGCGCGACGCGCTGGCCGAACTGCCCGGCCTGTCGTCGTGCCAGATCGGGCTGGAGGCGAACATCAGCCCGGAGCACTACCCTCTGGTCCGAATCGTGCCCGCGCGCTTAACCCCGGGCCGCCCCTACGGCAACCGCACGTGCGAGGTGCTGCTGTACTTCGGCGCCCGCATCGCCAACAGCCAGGGGCTCGAAGAGGTCTACCGCGGCCTCTTCGCGCTGGAGGCGGCCATCCTCGACACGCTGCGCACGCTGGGCGTCCGCTACGTCGAGACCATCACCGACGAGGATCGGCTCGACACCTACAAGCTCATGGCCATCCGCGCCGAGCTCACCGTCGAGACCGTCAGCGCCTGACGACCTCCCCCACGCGCTCGATCCGGTAGGACGGATTCCGCGACGCGTTGACGATCTCCTCGGCCGTCGCCTCGCCGCGCACCACGCGCTCGGCCTTGGCCTGGCTGCCGACGATGCGCCCGGCCGTGCCCTGCCCCACGCGCTGCAGCAGGTACACGTCGGCCTCGTCGTCCCGCTCCGGCTCCGGCGTGCCGGTCAGGTCCAGGCGCGGCGCCACCACGCACATGCAGTGCGGGTGGAACGGCGGCAGCGGCGCGTCGGCCTTCGGGTACACACCGGGCCCCAGGCCGTAGGCGTCGCGGCCGGTCATCAGCACGCAGATGCACGGCGCCTGCCGGCCGGGCGCGCGGCGCACCTGCACGAACTCGACGTCGGCATCCTGCATCAGCAGCCAGGCCTCGCGCTGGGCGTAGGCCCGGTGCAGCTCCGTGCGGGCGATGCGCGTGGCGAAGTAGCGCATGCGCTCGAAGAAAGCCACGTCCAGCTTGCGCTCCAGCAGCGCCCGTCCGGCGCCGGCCTCCACCTTGTCGACCGCCTCGAGCACCTCGGCGTAGGCCGCGCGCAGCGCCTCGGTCGAGAGCCCGTCGACCTGCAGCCGCGCGAACCCGCGCTCGAGCTGCGCGCGCACGCTGCCGTCGGTCAGCAGCGCCTCGCGCAGGTACTTCGGCAGCCGCTCGTTCGTCGGCGCCAGCGCCAGCGGCTCGGCCGCGGGCGGGCGGAACTGGTATCCCTCGTACAGCTCCAGCGCCAGCGCGCGCGCGTCCTGCAGCCCGGCCGTGTGCCGCTGCACGATGCCGCGCACCACATCGGCCGTGGCCTGCGCCTCGGCGTACAGCTTCGCCGACAGCGCGATCTCGCCCACGACCAGCGGCACGTCCGACGCCGTGCCCACCGCGCCCTTCAGGATCTTGGACAGCGCCGCCTCGGCCGAGGCCTGCGTGTCCTGCGGGAACGTCGCCAGCACCTCCTGCACGGCGCTGCGCGGCTCGGCGCCGGCCAGGATCAGGCGCAGCAGCTCGGCGCTCGCCGCCGCCAGCGCGGCGTCGATGTCGTCGACCACGCCATCGATCAGGCGCTGCTCTTCGTCGAAGGTCATGGCGTGGCCACCTTGCGCGCGTCTGCGGGCCTGCTGGCCAGGTCCGACGCCAGATCGACCACGCGCCAGGCCGTCGACTGGCACACGCCGAAGCGCTGCTGGATCGCCTTCGTCACCTCGCCACGCGAGGCGCCTGCGTTCAGCAGGTCGATCGCACGCGCCAGGCGCCGTGCCCGGTCGATCGTGCGCGGGTTCAGCACCTGCACCGCCTCGAGGATCGCCGCATCGCTCATAGTGCCCCCAGCATCGCCCCCACGGGCTTGTCGTTCGGTGCGCCCAGCAGCTCGTTGAAGGCACGCGCCAGCGCGTCCACCTGATCGTCGAAGCGGCCGTTCGGGAACATGCGCATCTCTTCGACCAGCGCGTCGTTCCACGCGCCGCGCAGCATCAGCACGTTGCCCACGTTCACCTGGCTGGCGAACGGCTCGGCGCGCGTCACCTTGTCGCCCGTCTCCGGCGAGCTGCTGACTGGGAAGCCGGCCAGCATGCGCGTCAGGTGCAGCACCTGGCCCTTGCCGGCCTGCCCGGGGTCCTGGGGGATGCTGACGCGCACGCCGGCGCCGTCGCGCCGCGCGGTGTTCAGCACCAGCTGGTCGCGCTGGTCGGTCGTGAACCGCTCGCGCTCGACGCCCGCGATGATGTAGCGCCCGTCGGCCAGCTTGCCCAGCCTGCCGCCCGCCGTCCAGTCGCCGCCGGTGCTGTCCGCGAAGTCCCAGCCGCGGCACCACTGCACCACGCCGGCCGGGATCGCGTCCACCACCTGCAGCATGGCGGGCCGCAGGATGCCTCCCTCCGGCGGCGCCGGCCGCTGGCGGTACTGGCCGCTGAAGTGGTACGGGCTGGCCTGCTCCATGCGGCGCAGCTCGTCCGCCGAGTGCTTCTCGGGCCACAGCGGCACCGTGTCGGCCGCGTCCTGCCAGGCCGACAGCACCAGGCTCTCCCACTGCTCGCCGTTGCCGCCCGACAGCAGCCAGCCGGCCAGGTCCTGCTCGTGCAGGCGCTGCATCACCACGATGATCGGCGTGCGCGCCGGGTCGTTCTTGCGGCTCTCGATCGTGTTCTGGAACCAGTCGATCACGCCCTGGCGCACCACGTCGCTACGCGCTTCGTCGGCCTTGTGCGGGTCGTCGATGATGATCGCGCCGCCGAACCCGTCGCGCATCTTGCCGGCGCCGAAGCCGGTGATGGTGCCGGCCGCGCCGGTGGCGTACACCACGCCGCCTGCGGTCGTGGTCCAGTGCGCGCGCGCCTCGTCGGCCAGGCGCACCGCGGGGAAGATCTCGCGGTAAGCCTCGTGCTGCACCAGGCCGCGCACCGCGGCGCTGTTGTTCGCCGCCAGCGTGGCCGAGTAGCTGGCGTGGATGAACTCGGCGTCGGGGCACTGCCCGAGCGCCCAGGCGATGAAGCTCACCACGGCGAGCTCTGTCTTCGAGTACCGCGGCGGGATGTTGATGACCAGGCGCGTGCACTCGCCGCGGTAGACGCGCATCAGCGCGTCGCACACCTGCCGGTGGTGCGCGGCCCGCTGCCACTGGAAGCCGCGGCGCTGCAGGAACATCCAGCGAGCGAAGAAGTACAGGTCGGCCCGGGCCAGCTCGGAGGCGACGAAGCGTTCGCGCAGGCTGTGCTCGGCGTGCATCGTCACACCTTGGCCGCCACCTCGGCGGCCGCGCGTCGGAACTCGTCCAGGGTCATCGCCACGTGATGCAGCGGGTGCTCGGGGTCGCCGACCACCTGCAGCGGCAGCACCTTGCCCAGCAGCGCGGCCATCGCCTTCGTGTCCTTGCGAGCCACGCGCTTGATGTAGCCCACCAGGCCGTCCTTCCCGCGCCCGTTCTCGCCGACCTGCTCGGCAGCCAGCAGGATCGCCTCCTTCAGCACCGCGGTCGTCTTGTTCGGCGTGCCCTTCTTGCGGCCGATGCCGGCGGCCGGCGGGCGGCGCTTCGGCTTCGCCGCAGCAGGTAGCAGGTCTTTGCTGTCCGTGGTCATGCTCCGATCTCCATCTGACGCCCATCGCCACGAATCCGCCGGCGTGCTGCGAACAACCGCGGCCCGCGCCTGACCACCGGGGGCAGCAGCCCGGCCCGGCGCGCGCAGGTCGGGCCGGCATGCCCGGTGCCGGCCGGCGTCGTCAGCGTGGCCGCCGCGTGCAGCAGCTGGCGGCCGCAGAGGTAGCAGCGCATCACG